GTGGTCTGCCCCGACTATATTCCTGCCCGACTGGTGGAAGGCAAAGATTGGTACATTTATTTTTATGCCCTTGATCCCTATTCCAATCTATTACGCAGGAAAAGAATAAAGTTCAATCGGATCAAGAGTAGATTGGATCGCAGAAGAATTGCCCAGCAATTGATCGTAAAAATAAACCGGAAACTTGCAGAGGGTTGGAATCCTTATGTTGAAGAAGAAGCACCAAAGGCATTTAACAGATTGTACGAGGTTATTGATACATTCTTGGCGGAGAAAAAAAGAGAAATGCGTCCTGATGGATTCAGATCCTATAATTCATTCGGGAAAAAACTAAAAGAATGGATGGAGAAAGAAAAACAAACTGAAATGAACATTTTCAGTTTCAACAAGTATTTCGCCGTAGAGTTCATGAACAATGTTTACAGAAAGAATAAAGTCAGTGAAAAAACCTACAACAACTACCTGATATTCTTTAGGATATTTTGGAATTGGATGATAGAAAAAAATTATACAGCAACCAATCCCTTCAGTGAAATTTCGAAGAAAAAAGAGAAGAAAAAGAACAGAGAAATTATTGACGAACCAACGAGAATAAGGATCAAAGAATATCTTGAGAAAAATGACTACTCCTATTTGGTAATGTGTTTACTGGCCTTTCATGTATTGATTCGTCCAAAAGAAATCATGGGGATCAAAATCAAGGATATTGATACTAAAAAGCAGACAATTTTCATCCCGGCACAAACGGCTAAAAATGGATCCGATCGAATCGGAACCATACCAAACTATATGATAGAGATGTTTAAAAAAATGGATATAGAAAAAATAGATCCTAGTTGGTACCTATTTTCCGAGGGATTCAAACCTGGTAAAATAAAAGTTGATAGTCGTAAAATTGCCAAAAGATGGGAAAAACTGAGGACGGATCTCAAATTGCCCATATCCATTAAATTTTATTCCCTGCGTGATAGTGGCATCATCCAAATGCTGGAGGACGGTATTTCTGCAGAATATGTGAGGCAGCAGGCTGATCATTCATCCCTGGACATGACCACCATATACTCCAAGCATGCCCGTCCGGATGGCATAGAACAAATCAAAAACAAATCCAGGGCGTTTTAAAGCAGGGCCGTTTCAAATTCAAACGACACCTGACCGGATTCATCAAAATTGATCTTCACTGATTTAATAAAGAAAAGCAGGTTGTTGTAGCGGTATTTCCGCGAAAGATCAATTGACTTGATATCCCCTATGTGGCCATAGGCTTTGAATTTGAGGATCCTCACTCCCCCCAGGTACCAATCAAGAAATGATTTCCAGTATTTTTGATAAAAGCCGTACTGACCATGCCAGGTTATGGCAAGATCGCCACATTTGTTGTTGAAATAATCAAAGTTGTGCGAGGAACCAAACGGATACTCTTCATACCCGCCATTCTGTTTCATTCCATGGTACAGCAGCAGCCTCAGGGAAAACGAATTGGACTGGAAGTTGGGAAATCCCCTGCAGTTGCCTATCTGTTCGGTTTTAGGGACAAGCCAGGTATGCTGCCCGTAGACCGAAGTGCCCCGATCCGGTACAAGGGATCCATTGGCAGCATCGATTGAAAATTCACGATCTCCCTGGTAAAATGGATTTAGCTGATCCGAGGATCGGATCCAGCGGTACGTGCTGTCATAAGCCTCCCAGCTCCAGACATAAAAAGCATGCTCACTGTGCACCAGCATGCAGTCATTCACCTGGTTGTCATCCGCAGGCAAATCTTCGATTGACTGAACTTCACCCACATAATGAAGTGAGGATGTATCGAAGGTTTGGGATTTGAGGTAATCATCCGAGGAATCCCCGGCAAAGGATAGTGAAAATCCTTTGGCAGGTTCAAATTCCATGCTGATGGAATTTGCATCCACCAGCAATTTGACATCCAGGTATGAGGGATCATTGTAAAGCTGGTCGATGGTTCGGGTGATTACCCTTGCATTCTGGGGACTGACAAACGTCAAAATTCCAAGGTTTGCCATTTCCCAAAGGAAATCTGCCACTTTAATGAAGGGCACATGGTTTTGCAAATTGATCGTCCGGGGCGGATCCAAAAGGTATGCACTATCCTTTTCAAAGGTACTTGAGCAGTATGTATTGAAGATGACCAGGCGGGCCAGGTCAGGATCTTTTCTAAACACATTGTCCACCAGTTCAAAGCCAGCGGTTTTGAATATTTGTCCGAACACATAACCCAGGTATGGGAACGGGACAATGGGTGCATTGATGAAATAAAATCCATAAGCCTGCAGGTAGAAATTGACCGAGTTGAAATGCTCTTTATAATACGCTTCAAACGGGGTTCCGTCAAAGAATTTGGTGTCTTCTACAGGAAAAACATTGTAATCCACCTGGGGATAGCCTTTCTCCTTAACAGTCTCAAAGGTCACATAATAGGGATCAATGTCCCGGTTACCTCCAAGGTCAATTTCCGTCAAGTATTTTTCTCTGACCTGGTTAAGCAGACTGGCATTGGCAACGATCAACAGCAGTTCCATGGATTCTCTGGAGGCATTAACTATTTTCAGGATCCCTGAAAATAGTAATGCACCGCAGTAATACAGCCGGAAATCAAAACGGTTATCCTCAGGAAGCTTATAATAAAAATAAGCACCGGGATAACCCAATATCTTTTGATTGGAGGGTGTATTAGGAACCTCAAACGGCAGGCTGAAATTCATTGTTTCCTGTCCCAGGAACAAGGGCGAGGACAGCACAACCGACAGGGATTGCTTTTTCAGTTGCAGGAATTCACCATTGACCCAGAGAGAAAACACGATCGGTTAATTTATGGTTTCAGCAATTATTCTCAATCATTTCCGGTGGAATAGACAACCCATTTAGTTCCTGTGTACAGGAGTGTCACTGCCTTGGTATCGAATGAGGGATCAATCGGAATGGTTGTGATCACCGAGCCTGCGCCATAATCCTTCAGGGTGATCGTGTAGGACTGATCATCTGCATTGTCACTGATCACCGTAAAGAGCTGACCTGCCCCGATAATGGCATTATCGCACCATACTTCAATGTTGGCATCTGCATCTATGATATATACCGATATCCACTTGCTGGGTGATACCACGGAAGTTTGATTCGAAAGAGTTTCTACAGGGATTCGTGCAGGACGGTTTAACAGAGTACCATTGGATGAAAAAGATGCGATCGAGGTTCCACCCCAGTCTTTCACGGTGATACCATTACCGGATGTCATTTCCACGATGGCCTCGGTATTTATCTCATCCGTATGAAAATCGTTTGAAACCAGCAGATCACCCTGAATGTAACAGTCTGGATTGATGACGATTGCACCAGGATCAAATTGTATATATGTGGAAGGTACTTCGTTGTTGATGATTCTTGGTTTTATTGGATTGCCGGCAGTCTTGCCAATATACATGTTGCCAAACACATGAAAGAGTCCTGATGGAGTATTGGTGCCTATTCCCACATAATCCGTCAGGGTTTTCTGGAATACATAACTGCCGCTTTTGCTCCATTTGGAAGAATCCTCGATGGCCGCAAAATCATCCGACAAGGTATTCAGATCCACATTTTGCCCTCCGTCCAGCACAAGGGCAATCAAAGATGCACCGGCACTGGCACCGGTTATTCTCAAATCATTAGTCGATAAAGTGCCATCAATGATAGCACTACCATCCACATCAAGACTTGAACTGGGAGAACCTGAACCAATTTTCAAGGCATTCGGTATTCGAACATAAGTGCCATCATTATACACCTGGCTGGCATTCAGGGCCAGACCATCCCATTTGGAAAGGTAGTTCGTGGTGTTGGATGATCCCACCTGGGGATCTTCTTCCTTACTGATATATGCCTGGTCAGTCACCCATTTTCTGGATGCAACCTTTGTCAGCGTATCGCTGCGATGCAGATACGCTGCAGAATCATGGATCCACTGCGGATCTTTTTCCTCAGGGATTTCCAGTAAAAAGCCCTGATCAAGCACCCAATGTCGGGATGCGACTTTGGTTGTAGTATCCGAGTGATGCAGGTACTCTGTGGAATCACTGATCCACACAGGATCGGTTTCAGCTTCGGTTTCGGTTATGTAACCCTGATCAAGCACCCAGTGTCGGGATGCGACTTTGGTGGTTGTATCCGAATGGTGCAGGTAATCTATAGAATCGCTGATCCATACCGGATCGGTTTCAGAACCGGTTTCGGTTATATACCCCTGATTGAGCACCCAATGGCGGGAGGCAACTTTGGTGGTTGTATCCGAATGGTGCAGGTACTCTGTGGAATCGCTGATCCACACAGGATCGGTTTCAGCACCGGTTTCGGTTATGTACCCCTGATCAAGCACCCAATGGCGGGATGCAACCTTGGTTGTCGTATCCGAATGGTGCAGGTAATCTGTGGAATCACTGATCCATACAGGATCGGTTTCAGCACCGATTTCGGTTATGTATCCCTGGTCAAGCACCCAGTGCCGGGATGCAACTTTGGTGGTCGTATCCGAGTGGTGCAGGTAATCTATAGAATCACTGATCCAGACAGGATCCATTTCCTGGATCACTCCGCCACCACCATCCCGGTAAGCAGCCGTATCCACATAGCTGAATTCCCCGGTGGTCATATTCCACATGACCAGCCTGGATGTTTCATTGGCGCGGAGCTTGGTGACTTTCAGGGAGTCCTCAATCCTGACATAATTGGGATGATCCAGGATGTTGCTGGTGCTTAGAGTAGAGCCATCCCATTTGGAAAGGTAGTTCGCAGTGATGACACCCACCTGCGGATCGGCTTCAGTGGTCAGGTATCCTGCCAGGGCATGATTGCCCCAGCCATAAGCAGCATTCCAGTTTGCCTCCTGTGAAGTGGTGGGTATGACATATCCGCTAGTCAGACTTAAGGTGGAAGGTCCTCCGATCACCTGTCGGGCATTGTCAAACTGCAGACCAGGTACATTTTCTGTAAGATTGCCTTTGGTTAGTGCGGCTTCTGCACCGATATCCGATAGCACCTGGGAACCTGTCCTGGTTTTCACTTCACTGCCGGATGCATCCAAAACCAGGAATTTATCATAATCCGATGAACCCAAGGCTGGAGAAGAAATATAGAACTTACTGGCAGTGAGCTTTGATCCGTCAAACGCCAGGTCACTGTCCCCTTCAATGGTTCCATCGCCTGTCCATATTCCCACTTGATTATTCACAGGCATTCCGACCTTATAAACATCTCCGCCACCTGTACCACCAAATACGCTTTTCAATAAAGCGGTATCAATCACAATGGATTTTGTGGCAGATCCGTCATAAGAAAGGGTCAAAATGCCATATCCGTTGGACAGGGCATTGTTTACTTTTTCGGCATTATCCACGATACCGTCATTATCGTTATCGTATGTCAGCTTATACATATCTCCGCCACCACCCCCACCGTCAAAGACAGTTTTCAGAGTAGCCGTATCAATTACGATGGATTTAGGTGAAGAGCCGTCAAAGGAAAGCGACATGATGCCGTACCCATTGGACAGGGCATTATTGACTTTCTCAGAGTTATCAACGATATTATCGCTATCTGTATCATACGTGGATTTGAACATATCCCCTCCAGCTCCGCTGCCACCAAGACCGGTGGTGTCATAATAGCTTATGAGCTTAGTAGCTGGATTGTACATCAAAACAGTAGAATATTCTGCATTGGGAACGCTGGTAAATCTCAAGGTAGAGCCTGTTACCCTTATCCCGCCATTGACAGTCAGGCTATCGCTACTGAGGATCATTTCATCCGTTGGGGAACCACCTTGTTTTATGGTCTGCCAAACCATTTTTGATGTTTCATTTCCGTTTCCGTTCTCCGGCATCATGACCTGATAATTACCCATCAGAGTATAATTCTGGGCATCATCTTTCCCTAAAAATTCAATGCCTGCACCTATCCCGTCACCGGTGGTGGATGTACCGTATGATTGTAGCTGCAAGGGATTTTGCACGCCATAGGCATACGCTGTGGTCTTTTTAAGAACAGCAGTAGGCCTGGATGAGGCGGAGATGGCTTCAATGGCGGATTCAAATTCTCCACTTACCGAATAAATGTTTGAAGCGTAAAGGGAATCCACTTCTTTGATGTCAAAACCATTGAGCATTAAATTTTCTGTGGCATTGTGATCACCCAGGTTATCACCTGAGGCACCGCCACTACCTGCTATAAATATGGTATCACCAGATTCAGTGATCGTAATGTTAGCTCCGCCCTTAATATAGATGTCCGGACTACCGGAGGTATTACTTGATATGGCCGAGGAATTTGCTCCTGCAGTTTTGACATCAAGCACGCCTTCATTATTGCTATAATGATCCAATCCAGCAATACTGTCATGGATCTGAGAACGCACCCAGAATTTTGAAGCATCAAAGGCATTCGTATCGGCTTTTGCCTGATAACTGGTTTTTTCGCTTGTCCATACCGGATCTGATTCCACTCCCACACCACCACCGCCACCACCCCATCCGGTGGTATCCATTTTGCAGATGCGATGGGTTGCCGAATCCAGCACAAGAAAATATTTTTCAACGCTCGATGAGACATCGCGTATGCTCAGGGCACCATTGATTCTTAAAGTGTCCATATTGAAATCACCTTTGATTAATGGATTGGCAGTTGCAGAAGCGTCAATCCATAACTGGTTGTTCTGTGTTGTCAGCCCTGAGGAGCCCATGACGGATCCCGTATAATTTCCAATGACAACATTATAGTCTCCTGTGGTCAGATAGGCCCCAGCAGCTGTACCTATGATTGTATTGCCCATCGAACCACCGGAAATGTAGTATCCTGCATTATTTCCAATGGCGACATTCATGGAGGAATTGAATACGCCAGAGGTGTTTCCATATAAGGCATTCTTTCCCAGTGCCACATTTTCCTGGCATTGTCCCAGGTACCGGCCAGCCTCATGGCCTATCAGGACATTGTTCTGGTAATCCAGGCTGGCTCCCGCATTATGGCCAATGGCAATATTATAATTATCATCTGCAGAAGATGTCAGATAGGATAATGCATTTGAGCCAATGGCAATGCAATAATCTGCCGACTGGTTAGCTCCCAGGGCATTCGTACCAATGGCAACGGAGTTATCTGCGGTTGTGGCGGCATCCATGGCCGCATAACCGATGGCCACGTTGTTATTGCTGGAATAAGATGCTCCGGAAAGGGCATTGTAGCCTATCCCGACATTTCTGTATACTGTGCTTCCTGCAGTCATCACATTATTACCAATGGCCACATTCTGGTATCCTGTCGTGGCGGCATCCAGGGCATTGTATCCCATGGCCGTATTTTCATAACCGCTGCTGATGATGTTTCCTGCATTATTGCCCAGCAAGGTATTATACCACCCCTGCACACCGGATGAGTGGGTGAAAGATCCTCCAGCATTCCGGCCCAGTACTGTATTGTTTTCTGTACGTAACGTATTGTCTGTTATGACATCCGTGGCCAGGTACAATACCCCTGTTTTATTGTTATAGAGGGTATCCGTTGCCGAATCCACCCAGGTCCAAAAGCTTTCCACATTTATGCCTGCAATGCTGTCATGTATCTGACCCAGCACCCAATGTCGGGATGCTATTTTGGTAAGGCTGTCCGAATGATGCAAATAATAAGATGAATCCGACAACCATATAGGATCTGATTCTTCTTTGAGGTATCCAAGCTGCAGCACCCAGTGGCGGGATGCGACCTTGGTGGTTGTATCTGTGCGGTGAAGATAATTAGCAGAATCATTTACCCAGAGCAGATCCTGTTCCTGTATCAGATAGGATTGCTCTATGACCCACCACCGGGTTGCATCCCAGGTGGTATCGCTTAAGTACTGAATGAGGGAGGAAGTATCCGGCCAATCCATGATATCCTGCAGCCATATGGTATCGTTCTTATCCAGGCGGATCGTATCCTTGTTTAAAAACAGCGTGTCATCATCAAATCTGAGCAGATACAGACTGTCACCTGATTTGATGATCAAGGTATCCAGCAGTACGATATAATTGCCATTATTTCCAGCTACGGTATCCAGCATGATAAGGGATTCAAAACGAGCCGTCTTTAGAAAATCTGTATTGGAAATGAATTTCAAGGTATCCACTCCCTGGGGGATCTTTGAGGAGAGCGAATCCACATAGATGCGATCCCCGTACATGGACTGACTCCGGAGCACCCCGGGTACCAAAATCAAAAGCAGAAGTATTTTAGAAAGGAAATGCCACATATTTATATCTCCCGTTGATTGCAGATTTGACTTTAAAACCGGTTGTGGTAAAATCGTATTCCGAGTGAAGCACCAGGTTATTGGCAGCAAAGCAGTTTCCGATGACCACATAATTGGTATCGGAAAACGGCACCTCAAAGATCACCTGGGTGCCGGATGTCAGCACATTGACCGTGCCTTTGCGGATGGTTCCCTCGTTGGATTGGAAATACATCGCAACCGAGTCAATCAGGTCAATCAGAAACACCCGCAGCTGCTCGGCAGTGATCTCCTCGTCATAGTTTTCCAGGAAATACTGCTGCACATAGGACTTCAGTTCGTTCCATGATCTTACGGCCATTGTCTAGAGGTAGCTTGAGTTAAAACTCTGGTTGAAATTCTTCGATGTATAGATGTTCTCATCATGAGCATAATTCACGTCCTCATATGCCCTGGCATATTCAAATTCCCTGCAGTACAGATAGTCATTATCCTTATGCACCTTCAGGGATGTGGACAGCACCAGGACAGGATACAGGCGGTTTTCAATGAATTCATAGATTTCATTGGAAAGGAAAAAATCCCGGAGGTATTCGGATTCCAGCTTGGTGATGAACCCGGTGCTGGTCGTGTATTTTTGTGTTTCCCGGGCAAGGATCTGCCTTCGGGGAGGATCCATCACGGAGAAATCAGGGATGATCCGCTCCACGGTAAACCGTGCGACATCGGTTTCTTTGATGGTTTCCCCGGTGCACCGGAGGCTGTCATAACCACCCAGGGAATTGCGAAAGATAAAGAACCGCTGGTTGGGGTACACCGTGCGGTCCAGGATGAACTCCATGGTCCGGGAAACCTGCACGCCATCATCCACCAGAAAGACCTCATATTTTTGGATGGTTTTGCCCTGGGACTGCGGTAAAGAGATCAGATCCAGCTTGGCATAGGTGCACACCACCTCGACGATATCGTACTTGTGGATAGGCGAATAGGTATATTTGGTGAAAGTATAGGTTGAATTATCCGAGTAGGTGATTTTGATCAGCAGGGCCAGCCAGGAGGTATCATCATACCACACCAGAAAATGCAGCATTTCCGGCTGGCGGATCCAGATTTTTTTACTCTGGGGACGCCATGTGAGGAAATCCTTGTTATAGGGCAGCATGTCAAAAAACGAGGAACCTTCCTGGCTCAATTTAGCCATCTGGGCAAAATCAATGCCTCCCACCGTGACATAGGTATCGGTGGACCAGGTGATGTGCAAGCGGTGATACAGTCCTGTGTAGCTTTCACAGAACTGCACCACAAAGCGCTTGATCTGATCGGAGCGGTCAAAGATGAAATCCGAGACAACCTGGGGAAACAAAAACCGGCTACTGTCCACGATTTCCACCAGCAGGTACTGGGCAAAGTCAAACTGTGCGTTTCCCGAAGCATCGGGAGTGAGTTGTTCCTCTGCCAGAAAGGTCAGTTCACCGGGATTATTCACCAGGTAGACGCGGCCAAGGATCTTGAAATTCTCCCTCATCACCGGTGTGGCTCCTGCCCGGTTGGATTCCACCGAAAGTGTGGCAATGGTGTTATCGGACAAGGTCAGTGAATAATCCGCTTTTGGTTTGATGGATTCCAGGGTGATGCGGTAGTTGCCCATATACATACCCGATATATGGTAGTTGGATATCAGATGGTAGTTGCTGCGAAGTCCTTCAACCAGAAGGTCGCCCCACTCTGAAAGTGTGATCCCGCCTGAGGCAACGATCAGCTGGAGGCCGGATTCATCAGGAGAAGATGCCAGGGTAAATGCCAGGGTATGATCGTTGAACGACAGTGTAAATCCGTGTCCTACGGTCTCATCCGTGGCGGTAAGCTGCAACACAATTTTTGCAGTTACCCCATCGGAGGCATACATGTTATTGGTGGACACGCCAAAAACGATCGGATTATTGCAAAAAGAGACTTTTGAAGGAGTTTTGCTGATGGTAATCATGGGAGCAAAACTTCAACGAAAACCAAAGATTAAAAAGGACAGCACCTACACCCCGACCGCTTTGCGGATCCGGTCAAAGTCATCGTTTTTCTTTTTGATGTCCCACCAGGAGACACTGGCCTGGATGGGATCATCCAGCTTTTTGATCAGCTTGCCCAGCATCTCCAGCAGCTCTTCAGGAGTTTGCTGCTCTGTGTAGCGGGGAAACTCCGGAATGTTGACCACAGGAGCAACCGCTGAGGCCGTGAGGGAGTCTTTTGCCGAAGGCACATTGATCCCATGGATGTCACCGGTATTGATCTGATAGGCCATGGAGCGGTTAAGCGCTACCGAAGACAGCCCACTGGTGGATCTTTGGGAAAACCCCTCACCCTCAATGGGCAAAAGTGCAGCCTCCTGGTCAATGGGATGATCATCCAGATACCGGATCGACTGTATCAGGAGACGGTCACGTTTTTCAACAGCCTGCTGGATGCGCATCTGGGTGGCTTCTGCCCTGGAGATTTTCTCGCTGAACTCATCGTACAGCTGCTGCGGATTGGAATCAGAGCTCTTTAATTGCTCATCGCGTTGATGGATAAGCTCCTGAACCGTGAGAAAATTCTTTTGCATGTCCTCAATGATGGACTGCATGCCCAGGTATGCATCCATTGGTATTGGATCAGAGGCTAACTCCGGGTTTTGGGCCAGCAGCTCCATGATGCTGCGGGCACGTTTGACCTGGGGATCACCCATCATGGATTCACCCATACGGTACGAACCACCTTCCACATACCCACCATCCGCATAGTCTTTCATGCTTCTTAAGGATTCGATCTCCTGGATATAGGATTTTACCATGGGGTTTTCCATCAGGAAAGAAGGCACGACATACTCATTTTTATGCACCACGCCAGCCACCTCCTCTCGGGAACCTTCGCCGGTATATCCACCCGTTTGGTAGGAAGCCGTGGATATCTTTGCCACCTTGGCCATTCCAAATGCGATGGCAGCAGCCGCTGCAATTGGCGCCAGCACAGGACCGGCAATGGGTATTTCAACCGTGGATTTGTACGCTGCCACGGCAGCCGCCCATGTGTCAATGGTTGCCTGGAATATGGCCAGGGCACGAAACTCCTCACTTTGTTCATCAAAGAGCCCCTGCATCCCGGAAAGAACGTTGCTGAATACAGACAACGTTCCCATCAGAGCCTCCTGGTTAGCCTGGGTGATGGCTTTATTCTTTGCTTGGTTGGCCTGGATCTCCTTTTGGTTGAACTCATCATGGATCTTGCGCTGATCCTCCCGCCCCATGCGGGTAATATTCATCAGCGTTGAGAAATACTGCTCATCGGAGATCACACCCTGGCTGTGGAACATATCCAGCTGGGATTTGATCGCATTCCAGTGGTTCTGGTTCTCCAGCAGTTCACGGGAGCGATCATCCATGGATTTCTGATGCAGCGACGCCAGGAATTCATCCCTCTGGCTAAGCAAATCCTCATAACGCTGCCGGGACTGCGCAGCCTGCTCTACGGCTTTTTGCTCTAATTCCTGATCCCTTAAGGTTTCCAGCTCCGCAATCTGCCGGTGATTACCTGTAGCCATGACAAGGTACCTGTCGTACTTTTCACGGATAGCCTGTAGTTCCCGTTCATTGGCCGAAAGCGTATTGAGGTAGGCCTGCTGGTGAAACGAGTCAATAGCCTGCTGTACCTGGTCAACTGCCTGCTGGATCTTCTGTCCGCCGGAACCAGCTTCAGTTTCGGTTTGCACTTCGATCTGCAGGGAGGCCTGTATCTTTTCTGCATCCTTGATCTTGGCCAGGATGCGGTAAAAATCTTCACTCTGGTACGCAGCGTTCTTCAGGGCAATCTGGTACAGGCGGATTTTCTCCTCGATATTGGCCAGGGTTTCCGAGGCGATCAAATCGGCATCGGCTTCTGCATTGACAATATCATCCAGGGAGAATTTCTGCTCGCGCAGCTGGGATATCTTTCCCATCAGATCCTCAAGCCCTGTATCCAGCTCCTGGGTGGCACTGATTGAATTCTCAACGGATTTGACTGCTTCATACGTGGCTGCATTGCTGCCCAAAAGAAGCGAGACAAACTTCTGCCAGGTGTTCAACCGGAAATTATCCTGGGCAATCCCCTGGCGCCGTGCTTGCATCAGGATCAGTTCAGCTTCGGCCAGCTCCAGTGTCTTGTCCACCTGCTCGATCAGGGCACTGCGCTGGGCGATGGACAGTTTGGTAAATTCTCCGATGACTTCCCCCTGCTTATCATAGGACTGGGACAGCTTTTCATTGGCTTGCAACACCTGGGACAGAGCCTGCTGCTTTTCTTTTTCCAGCCGAATGGATTCTGCGCTGTAGGTATCATAAAGCTTTATGGCGCCCACCAGGGCCGTGATGGCTGTAACCACCACACCGATTGGGTTGGCTGCCAGCGCCTTGTTAAAAGCAAACGTGGCCAGTGTAGCCACGTTGGTTGCTTTGGTTCCCTTTGCCTTGGCAAAGGCCAGGTATTCTTCCTGAAGGATAGCTGCTTTCAGGGCAATGGTATCCTTCAGTCGCAAACCAATGCCTTCCTTGAGCAAGAGGTTTTGAGTGACGATGACGGTTGCCGTCTTGATCTTGTTGCCCAGCAACACCAGCATGGCTGCTGAAACCGACAGGATGGCGGTTTTATTCTTCTGGAAAAATTCCGGCAGGTTCGCCAGGATTTTAACCATGTTAGCAAAGGAATTAATGGATTTGGCTACATAGGGTTGTATTTTCTGACCCAGGTCCATGGCCATTAAGCTCAGCCTATTGCGCGCCTGTTCAATGGCAGAAGAAGCATTATCCGTATTGATCGTAGCCTGCTCTATAGCGGCGTTGGTGCCGGTGACCACCTGGCTGAAATATTTTACTTTATCGATGTTCTGAGTGAGGATCTCGGCAGCTACCTGGTTGCGCTCTCCGAACATTTTAACCCTTTCTGCAACCGACAGATGACGGGCATCCAGGTTTTCCAGTGCTTTTTCCAGTCCTACGATCGAAGGGCGCAGCTCATCGGATTGCTGCTCGAGTTTGCTCAGCACATTGCGCAGCATGATGCCGGCACGGGATTCCATCAATCCCTTTTCCGCCAGGGTTTCGATCAGGCCTACGGACTGCTCCACGGAGATGTTGGCCGTGGCGGCATTCACGCCAAACTCCTTCAGTGAGGCTGCAATCTGAGGGATGAAGGCAGCTCCGAATTTGCTGCCGGCAGCCAGGGCATTGATGTATTTGCGTGCCTGGTCCGCACCGGCACCGTATTGGTTCATGATCGTGGTCATGGACATGACGGCCTTCTCCAGGTCCATCTCGGAGGCCTCGGCCAGTATCAGGGTCTCCCGCGTGACAGAGGCAAGGTCTTCCTTGACCTCCATTAGCTCGGGTTTGGCGCTGGCCAGCAGCTTATATGCCTCCAGGATGTCGGCGGCGCTGCGGGTGATGCGGATGGAACCTTCCACAGTCTGAGTGGACATGAGTTTTGCTTCCGCAGACAGCCATTCCAGGTCTTCCCCTGCCAGCCCGGTGGCGGCAGACAATCCATCCAGGGATTTCTCATAGTCCCTGGACAGGGTGAGCATCTGGCGCATGGACATATACAGTCCTGCCAGGGCTGCCGTCACCGTGGAGATCATGCCAAAATAACGGTTGAAGCCTTCGGCCGTACGCGTGAGAAATCCCTGCTGGGCATACATCGAGGAGTTCACCCGGCTGATTTCCGCATTGACAGCCTTTAGGCTGGCCTGCTTCTGTTTGTACAGGGCCAGCTCATCGGCAGAGGCACGGTTTAAGGATCGTATCTGTGCGGTGAGCTCCCGCTTGGCCATCTGAAGGTCCTTCAAACTGGCACCGTTGAGGTTGCGCAGCACCTGGGTGGTGTCCACCACTGCCCTCTGATAGGAACGCATCTGGGCTTCCACATCCCGGAGCTCCTTTTGCTTCTGAGAATAACCTACCAGGTCATTGGCCTTGCGAAGCTCATGGAGCTCCTGGGAGAGCTGGTTTGCCTTTTCCTTGAGCTTTTCCAGGGCCTGGCCAGCCTGTTGCCCGTCGAGCTCCACACGAACACGGGCAGTTTCATTGATCGCACTCATGAGGTCAAAATTTCAGAAAAGGCACCTTAAATGAAAGGACACCACTGCAGTCACCGGGAAAGGATTTCCACGGTGGTTGTGGTGGTTTTCAGGGCATATTTTGCCTGGAGGATTTCCCTGAGCTTTTTGACTTCGGAGTACAGCGTAACCGAATACCAGGGCTTGGGCCTTCTTCGAATGCCTTCATAGCGGCGCTCCTTGACCAGTGCGATTGCAACACCCTTGCCCACTCCCATGTCCACCATGCGGCCATAGAAATTAAAGGCAAATTCAATGCGCTGAAGGTCACCACCGGCATTGGCCAGGACATGATGAATGAAACTGTCGGAGAGCTGGTAGGAATAATTGATCCTTAACTGATCAATCTTACTTAGCCAGTTCTTGATCACAATATCCGCCCAGGCCTCAGCGGTTAATTTCAGGTCGGTGTTTTTCATCAGATCAACCAGTCAGATAGGTCAAATGCCAGAGGTATGGTTTCAGTGATGGTAAAGCTGCACTCCACACCGATGAAATTATCCCCAATGGGGCCGATGGAGGAATACACGATGGAATCCGCATCCAGCAGCTCCATGCCGAATAGGTAGTTCTGCTTGTCGTGGATCATCTTTGAGAGGATTTTATGCAGGATGGATTTCACCGATTGATTCACTGTTTCAATCGTATCGAAATCATCCATCGGAGCGTGAGCTACGATATAAAAGCTGTAAAAAGATTTCACCAGGCGGTTGTCTGACAGGGCATCCTGCAGGCGGCTGTCCGCCCGGTCCATGACAAGCAGATGGGGTACCTTCTTGATGATTTTCTGGGAAAACAGAAATTCTTCCAGCGAAGCGATCGAGCGCACCCGGTGAAACACGGTTTCATGGGGCGTATGGATAAACTCCTTCAGGGTGGAAGCTACCGTGCGGAAATAGTTCAGATGGTCATACATGAATCAGGATTTATGCTTGTTCTTAATGGAATTTTCAAGGAACATGAACACATCATAGACGTAGGCGTCCAGGATCTGGTTGATTTTGGAGACATCGCTGTTGCACAGGTCGTAGCACAGCGACATGTAAGCATCCGGATGATTGGAGGATGCCTTCAGGGAAAAAAGATTGGGGAACCGTCGGACGATGAATTGCCGGCTGCCTGCATAGAAAAAAAAGCATCCCAATTTAACCTGCTCACTCAAGAAAGACATGGTGCCGCCCTGGCTTTCAAGAGTGTAAGGGTTAAACGCAATCCGGAGATCTCCCCTGTACAAGGGAGAATCTACAGTGATTTGAGGATCTTTTGTGCGCCAGAGGCACGCCAGCAGTTTATTTAAGGTGTGGGGATCTGAAGTCATGATAAACTTTTGGTACAGGCAGTCCGCATGAATGAATTCATTCAAACGGACATTCATCAATTTATCTGAGGGGCCAAAGAGCTTCTTTTTTCCAACAGCGATCCGGGGAAAATGATTGATGTGGATCTCAGGATTCAAAAGCAGCTGATCGTTATCTGTGGCAAATAAGAAATCCACACTTGCGCTCATCTCGGCAATCGTTTCTGCCGACAGAAAAATCAACCTGTACTTCTGCCAGACAAAACATCCATCATCGGATGGTTTATCTGCTGCCGGTGTCAGCCCCAGCAGATAGAAAAGGAAATTGACCTTGATCGCCTGGGGATGCTTCAAGGTCTGGATCATGCGGCAAAGCATAACGTACTGGTCCCTGGAAAAAGAATTCCAGCAGTCAGGAATCCGGTAGGATTCCTGCCCTATGGTCATGTCCATGGGTTAATGCAGGTCTTTGCCCGTATCTTTTTCTTTTGCCTGACTCATCAGGGTAAATTTACCCCCATTCTTTCTGCGGTTTGGGAAAAGGGCATCAATGATGGTGATGATAAAATTCAGGATCGAGTCGTCTTTCTTGGTCGGGGTAAGACGGACAATGATCTCTGCAAATGCCAACAGACCGAAGATCAGTTCGGCCAGATGGCCGGTAATAAATTGCCAGAATGCTTCCATGGTATTAGTATTTATGGTTAATTAAATGGTCGTATATGTTGTTGAGTTTGTCGTCAATACAGGCAAACTTCTGGTTCAGGTCACGTTTCAGGTCATCCAGAGAAACGATATCGGCTTTTTGTTTGAGTTCCTGCATCAGGCATTCAATGTCCTTATCGTGCTTGCGCAGCTGGTACTTGGTGTTGAAATAAAAAGCCACCAGCACCCCGGCATTGGCCACCATCGTGAATACGATGGCGGACAAAAGGATCTCAGAGAGGTACTGCATGTTGGGATCACTGAAAAACAAAAAAGCCATGCTCAGCATCGTTTTCAAAAACACAATAAGATGTTTTACTGCTGTCATACACCGAGCTATTGGCGTACAGCGGATAATCTCCAAGGTGATCATCCAGATAGCGCTTCAGGTAAGCCAGGGCATGATCGGCATAGGCGCCGTACCGGGGATCGATCTCCTGCTGGGCGCTTTTATAGCACACAAAAGCCTTTATGGGAAGCAACAGCTGCTGGTTGACCCCGGAGACCTCGCCCTGGCGCACCTGGGCTTTGAGCTCGCCATAGAGCTCCTGTGAAAGCACCGGCATCAGGTGCAGCAACTCGGTCCTTTCGATCCCCTGGCGAAGGTTGTAGAACCTCAGAAATGAGTGCTCGATGTTCACAAACCGGTTGTACTCATCGGCGTTGGTGACAAACAGTGAGTACATCGTCGTGAGCTCCTCGGTGAATAGATCCGCTAGTTCATCCTTATACCGGTCCAGGTGCTTTAACAGCAGGTTCACCGCATCCCAGCCGCTTGCCAGCAGATCGGCCTTCAGCTCATCGGTACGATGTTTGGAAGCCGGGGCCAGGTTCGAGGTAGATGCCACCATGATACCGGCATCACCGATATGGACGTTCAGGATGGAAGCAGCTAGAAAGTAGGCAAAGTTGGCCACGGCCAGCTTGGTCAGTGAGATAGCCTTCAGGCGTTCTTCCGTGACCTGGGGAACCGACCCGTGGATGATCTCAATAAACGAGGATATGGCATCGGATCCCAGAACAGGCACCAGGAATTTGCTGGTAGCCTGTTTCAAGTAAGGCGTGATGACATTTTCCGATGAGGTCAGGCTCACAGCAACATACTTTTGAATGTCTTCCACCGAAACAAACAGCGTATCGTCCATGTTCAGCTTATTTTTTTGATACTGCCGGTGTTCTCATCCAACGTGGTAAGCACCAGGTCAGGAATAGCAAATTGTATGTCTTCAGGCCAGCGGTTGATTGCCTTGATAAGGTAAAAGGGACGAAGGATCATATCACGCACCGGCTTTAACAGGGCTTGCTTGATGATGAACAGCTCACGCTTGTCCGTACCCGAGAAGGATCCCTTGTTCTTGCCTGGTGAGGCACCGATCAGCGAAGGGTGCACGCCCAGGCCGTAGCTCATGATGTTGCTCACCTCTTCGGTGTCTTCTATGTATTCACCACCTTTAAAATGATTTTCCAGCGCGGTGATCTTCATCCGGGGAAATTCTTTGCCGTCCATGGTCTGCTTGACATACGAAATGACGCTCTTGCCGGCTTTGGCTTCACCCGAAAGAAAATCATTGATGGATTTATACTCCTTGCGTACCCGTTCCTTGCGCTTCTTGTCGTCGGTAATGCCTTCCCTGGCAAAGATTTCCTCAAAGTAATTGTCTGCCAGCTGCACATGGTATTTGATGGACATCTGGTTGGCGAGCAGCGCCTTTTTGAAGGTTAAGATCTGGGATGCAAAATCCGCCCATCCGGATTCGATGATCGAGTACCAGTAGGGTTTCTGGTAATAGGTTTTACCCGGGGTGGGGAAATTCACCGGGATGATATAACGGAAGCGTTTTTCCCCTTTGGCAATGCGGTTTTTCAGATCCTGGATGGGATTGGATGCCGAAAGCACCGGGGTGACAGCCACGGTGTCTTCACGGTAACCTTTGCTCCACTCGGCGGAGTAAAAGTGATATTCAATATCACCGGTCACCGGATTCATCGAATCCCACCGGGAAAAACAGGCTTCCTTATGGTTCAAGCAGATGACCTTACGTTTCTCAGGGGCATCCCGATTCAGAATGATCTCAGGAAACACGTTGTAGAAGAAATTCAGGTCGGTCATCTGCTCCAGCAGGTAACCGCTGATGTTGTTCTCTTCAAAAAAGGTGTTGATCTCCTTACAGTCATAGATGGGCTGCACCTTGCGGATGTTGTTTTCCACAACATACCGGAATGGTTGGATGCCCTGGCCGTAGCTCACCTGGATGTTGAACAGCAAACCGGTGGTCATCACCGGATTGCGGTACACGATCTCCAGCACTTCATCCGGAAGCAGGTTATTTTCGCCCCAGGGAACGATGCCACGGTATTGTCTGCCATTTTTGGTGAAAGGCAACGGCTGGCTTTCCGAGGAGTAAAGGCTGACATGGTCGGTAAAGGTGACAATGGCCTTGGCTCCGGGAAGGTAGCCGGTGAAGTTGGGCATTATGACAATGTCTTCAAACATAGACCTTGGTATGGTTGAATTCTATGACGCTGTAAAGCTTTACCTGGCGGATTTCACCCGAGGATAAGATCCTGACATTGAACCGCTGGCCCTTGGAATAAAAGGAGGTACAGATGGCTCTTTCGATCTTCACGATGTGGCCGTTGGATTTAATGAATGACAGGGAGAACTCCTGCCCACGGCCACGGTTATCCTTACGGGAAAGAAGTATATGGAGCTTTGAAATGTGGATCATCCCCCGGTGTAAAATCTCGGACGAAATAAGACAACCGCCCTTGAAGAAAAAAGGACAACGGCTGTGAGCATAAAAAAAGGTGCGGCCGTTATGGCCGCACCGCGAAATGGCGATCTGTCAGGACTGGGCCTGATCGACCACCTGTGCATTGGAGTACAGGTAGCGTACCGGAAAGTAGGAATAGGTCTTTCCGTATTCGTCCGTTCTTTCGACCGGGCGACCCCAGATGAGGAAAGGTTTGGAGTTTTTCTTAACGACCTTTCCGGCCTTGGCCCAGCCTTCATAGGTGTTGAACGTGGCGTGCTTTGCTGTGGCATAGCTCGCCAGCAGGGCATCATTGATGGTTTTGAATTCACCAGCGGTGATTTTCGGTCTTAAGCTCTGGGTTAAGACTTTCAATGATGCTCTTTGAGCTGCGATGGCAGTAGTGTTTTCTGTTGCATTCAT